AACTTTTATTAAGGGAAAATTTACACCTGTAGCCACTAAGGTTGAAGAACCAAAAAAGCTAAATAAGCCAATTGAAAAAATGAATAAGGCAGAACTTATAGAGGTGCTAAAATCTACAAATACTGATATTTCCGAGGAGGATTTGGAGATAATGACTAAGGCTCAAATTATTGAGCTTATCCAAGAAGCATAGACTTCTGACATTTTGCGATGATTTCAAAGCCTCGAAGAATATTTGGGGCTTTTTATTTAAAAAGAGGTACAAATGAATTTTTTAGCGAAAGTTAAGTTATCAAATAATTACGATTTAGTTTTAAATAATTTGGCTCATGAAAGTGGGACAGATCCAATTACCGATGTCGAAGGCACAACCGCACTTTTGCTTGATGATGGCACTAGTTGGGAGTTTTTAGATGGTGATTGGCAACAAATTGATATTGCCACAGATAAAATAATTACGGATAGTTTCTATCCGTTTTTGACGTCCATTTGCAACTCTATTGAGAGTGATTTTATAAAAGGGCAATTGTGTGCGATTTATCAAGAGGTTACAGCTTCAGTTGATGATAATAATGTGGTAACACTTGCGGACTTGTCAGAAGCTCCGAGAGTACAAACAGGCGACTATGTTATTATCGCTGATTATATTAAAAAATATACAACTGGCGATACTGTGAATTGGGAAACATGCTGGACTCGTCAAATTGAGCTTGCGGAGGATTTATTTGGGATAACACTGCCTGATGAGCCCATAGAATTGTTGAACGCTTACCTAACAACTGTTTTAGACACTGATACTACAAGCATCGAAATTGACAATAATGGAGTTGACATGCGTATAACTGGAGGTAGTGGCACGATTGGAGTGTTTTTTATTTCATTTCCACCCGATTTTATCAATGTGGCAATAAACATGCTTGGTTACGATATGTTTATTAGGGATAGCAAGGAAAAACGTCAAGAGCGTTTGGGCAATTATACATATACAAATTTTGAACCAATCCAATATTATGGTACAGGAACATATCCTGCCAACTTGGAAAATAAGATAAAATATTGGCAACAAATACACGTTTAAGGAGAAAACATGGTGAGAAAAAAAATAACAATTGAAAAATACAGAAAACCTGAAATTGTAGCGGAAGATTTGGCTCTTTTGAAATTACAGGAATATAACCAAACTCATTTTATCACCGCGGTTTATGACTTATCACTTGAGTTAAACAATCCATATTTTAAAGCACCTTTTATTAGGTGCCCTAATTGCGATAAGGGTAGTAATGCAATCATGGCTTATTTTGGCGATGGTGGCGACAATAAAATTGGCAACCTGAAAGGATTTCAAGCCACTATTGGTGATATTATTGCTTGGAACTCTAATAGCTTTAAAGGATTATCTGTTGTAAAAACAAGAGATAATGGTATTTTTGGGCTAGAAACATCCCATTTTGAGGTGAGCAGAAAAGAGCCTGCGGTTATAGAAAAAATGATTGTACCTGATAAATATAGGTCTTTATTGGGTGAAATGGCTACATTTTTGGCAAATAAAGACAATGTTGTATTTAAAGATGCAAAACTTGTAAGAATAGGCGAAAGTGAGTATCCAATTGCTATTAAAGAACAATTATAAAGTATTAAGTGCTTGGAAAAAGCCGGATATAACGGATTATGAAAGTCGCAATGCTTCTTATGTTTTTGTGAAAAAATTTAAAGGTTTAATTCAGTACCCCATGGGGCAGTATTATTCAAAATTATTAGATATTCAGGATAAAGAAACATTAAAAATGTCTGGAATCTTATTTGCTCCAAAAAGTATAAAATTTGATAACAAAAATTTATTAAGAAATATTGATGGCAACGCTTTTTCTTTCTTTTCAATAATTCCGATAAATGAAAATATTGGTATGATAAGAGATATTAAGCATGCCGACCATAATGAGTATCGGATTGAGTTTGTGAATAAAAATGTAGCATTTCCAACCGATGAAGATGGTAAGGTGATTTATGAGTAAGACGTTTAATATTGAATTGTGGGAACAGTTAAAAGAAGATTTTTTGGATGGTAGTGTGTTTTTTGGTGAAGCTCCTGAAGATGCTCCTGCCCCATATTGTGTAATTCACGTTTTAGATAGTGGGGATGATGAAAGTTCCAAAACCTCATGTGGAGGCATGACGGGTATTTCCAATTTGCAATTTAATATTCATGGATTTAATAATATGCAGATTGATGAGTTATTGGATGAACTTAACGCTTTATTAAAAACCTATGCCTTAATAGAATTTGATGATTATAGGATTATTGAAGCGAAAAGAGACATAACAAAAGGTGCTGAAAACTTTTCGGCAGAAACAGGAATGGGTTTAACTCGATTTGATTTCGAGTGGGAGCGACTTTAAATACTTGCAAAAAATTAAAAATTAAGGTATTATTAAATTAGATATGTTGGAAAGAAGTACAAAAATACAAGGGGGATAAAATGACAAATAAAAGAATAGTTGGGGACAATTCGAGATTTTACACTTTTGAAGAAGGTAGTGAAATTGTAACAGGTAGTTTAACCGCAGGTAATTTTTATAGAATTACGGGGTTGGATGCTACGACAGTTTTTCCTGACGGATTGACTGTTGGAAAAATATTTATGGCTAAAACAGCATTGGTGTTAGTCTCAGGAAGCGATGATGCCGTTGTTCCTATTACAATGAGCCCACAATGCGGGCTTCAAGACATTGGAAGCACATTGAGTAGAGATGCAATAGACACCACAGCGTTATGCGATACTGTAAGCACTTTTGTGCTGGGCAAATTAACTGGTGAAATTTCAGGAACAATGATTGTTGAAACATCAACAGGAGAGCAAACAACAAGTGATGTAATTTTAGGTAATCTTATTGAGTTATTGGAAGAACAAACCGATGGTTCATTTGTAGCGAGTGAACCGGGCGAGCAAGTTAATGTTGCTATTTGTTTGACAGAAGGTATCGTTGGGGCTACGGTTAAGGACTTGTTCTTATTTACGCCTGCTTTCATAACCTCAAGTGGTTTTACTGGAAGCATTGGTTCTGCAAAAACAGGTGATGTAAGTATTTCCATAGCGAAAGGGGATTTTAATCCTCAAATGTTAAAAACTGGAAGAATTTAATAAAAAGAAAGGCGAGGAATAACATGGTATTACAGGCAAGAACTACGCAGGTATTTACTGCTAATGTTGGGATTTTAGACAAAGGAGCTGTCGTTGAAACGATAGAAGTAACTTTCAATTTTCCGAGAGCGATAGACTATCATATTAGCGAAAATGGTAATAAATTAGAAAACTTATATTATACTTATTCCAATATGGCACATAGATTTAATAAACCAGTTCAGTGCCCGCTTGAGAATGGTTCTATAATTAATCTGTTTACTTTGAAGGAAATTGTAGACATAGGCTATGGATTAGACCTTAATGAGGCAGCGACCAAGGAGCAAGAATCAATGCTTGCTGCAAGGGAGGAAGCTGATAAGCTCGTAAAAAAGCCCAAATCGGTTGGGAACTCCGACAAAAAGGATACGTCGGAGGACAAAAACTAAACTGGTTTGATGCAAATACGCCAATGTTTGTTGGGGATAAGAAAAATCCAATAGCTGTTGGAAAAAAATCAGAACTTCTTGCCAATTTAGACGAGGAGTTCTATTCATTGTTAAGGGAAGCAACTAATCACTTTGCTGGGTTTAAAAAAATATCATCAGATGATAAAGAGTTACCTTTCGCATATATAGAGGCAACAAGATATTTAGTTTTAGAATTAATGAGGTATTACGGAAATAATGGTGGATTCTAACGAACAATTAATAATAAAATTAAAGACTATTACTGCAAGATTGCCTAAGATTATTGATGATGCAGGCAGTATGCTTGTTCGTAATATTCGGAGTCAAGCTAGAATTGCTATGGGTAATGGAAGTAAATATCCGTTTGAGTTTCAAAATGATTTTCAAAATGCGGAAACAGTCACGTATAATCCTACCGAAAGAATTGTTGTTGTTGCCCATCCAGCCGCTAAAGTTTTAGAATATGGCTTAAAAAAAGAATTGACAATAACTCCAAAAAAAGGTGAATTTTTACGTTTTATTGGGGAGGATGGTGAAGAAGTTTTTAGAAGAGAAGTTAAAATAAAACCAAAAAAACCATTGGGCTATGCTAAAAAAGCCATCAAGGAAACAAAAAAAGACCTTGCTAAAAGATTTAAGGAGGTCATAAATGGCTGATGACGGTAATTTAATAATTGGAATAGAAGCTCCTCAGTTACAAAAAGTCGTTGCGGGCATGAATAGCCTCGTGCAAGGTGTTGAAAAATGTACAACCGTTGTTAGTGAACTTACTAGAACAATGAACTCCTTTACCTCTGCCTCAACCGCAATGGCTTCAAAAACATCTGGCGCTTTTTCACAAGCACAGAAAGATTTATCTGCATATAAAAATAAAATGCTTGATGTTGCCGCCGCTGGTCGCTTAAATGGTAACGCCGCTACGCTTATGGCCGATAAATATAATAAAATGGCAGGTGTCGTCAATAATGCTAAAACAGCAGTAAATAGTATAACTAATGCTGAACAATTGGCTGCAAGGGCAGCGAAAGAGCAAGCTGCGGCTCAAAAATTAGCTGCAAAAAGCGGAGATTATTCTCAAGCTCGTAATGCCCTATCTGCGTATAATTTACAGTTAAAGGATGCAATATCTTCTGGCACAAAGTCAAAACAAGAATTGGTTGCAATGTCGGCAGAGCAGAAAGTGCTTGCGGCTGCTGTAAAGAATACAGATGATAAATTCAGAAATTTAACAACCACTGGTTTTAGTGTTGCAGATATGTTTAAAAGGATGGGAACGGCAGGACAAATCGCATTCGGCTCTTTAGTTGCCATGGCTGTACGTAAGGTTACTATGGAAATTGGTAATTTTATCACAAGTAGTAGTATGGCAGCTCGGACAATGGACGGAGTTGTTAATGCTTTTGCAGCGGGTGCAGGAGGTTTTGAGGGCGCTGGTAGAGAATTAGCCTATGTTCGTAAAACGGCGGACGAAATGGGGATTGCTATAACTTCGGCTTATGAGCCTTATTCTAAATTCATGACGTCTTTTACTCGTTCTGGCGGTTCTATTGCCTCATCAAGACAGATTTTTAGTGATATATCTGCTGCTGCTGTTTCATTACATCTTACAGCCGAACAAACTGGAAATGTTTATGTTGCCCTTGAGCAAATGGCAAATAAGGGTACTGTTCAAATGGAAGAATTAAAAAGACAATTAGGTAACAAT